AGGTGTGGATGAAATAACCCACATGGAATATCTCAAATTCAAATACCTTATCACTTGTAACCGTAACGCCTTTCATATCCGTAACCGCTTTATTGGAACATGTAACCCTGATCCTGACAGCTGGGTTGCAAAATTCATTGACTGGTGGATCGGAGAAGACGGTCTTCCAATCCCGGAACGTGATGGCAGAGTCCGATATTGCTTTATGGACGGGGACAATGTTTCAGGTATATATTGGGGAAATACCCGTGAGGAAGTATATGAGCAATGCAAGGATATTATACACGCCTACTGGAAGCCGGAGTATGAGCAATATGGTACACCACAAGAACTGTTTATCAAGTCAGTTACTTTTATTGAAGCAAAACTTTCCGATAATGTAAAACTGATGTCTTCTGATCCGACTTATTTGGCTAACCTTGTCAACCAGTCAGACGAACAACGCGCACGCGATCTTGACGGTAACTGGAAATACAAAGCTGCCGGAGATGATATAATAAAGCTGACTCACATGGAAGCCTTATACCGCAATTCCATGCAGATAGGTGATGGAATACGCCGGGTATCGTGTGATGCGGCATTTGAGGGTGGCGACAGTCTTGTCATGTGGCTGTGGGAAGGATGGCATATAAGAGACATATTTGTTTGCAAACTTGACAGCAAGAAAACAGTCGATACCGTAAAAGCGGTGCTGGAAGAATGGCATGTAAGGGAAGAATGCTTCACCTATGACCTTAACGGACTCGGACAAATATTCAAAGGTTTTTTCCCGAATGCAATCCCATTCAATAACAAAGAAGCCGTGGAAGAGAAATTCAAATACATCTATACGAATTTAAAATCACAAGCGGCATATCTGTTCGCACAAAAAATTATCAACCGGGAGATTTCCATTGAACCGACTCTTCTTGAACGCAAGTTCTCCGGCAAAGGGTTTGAGAAAGTTCCCCTTAGACAGATTCTCGACAAGGAAAGGAAAGCGATACGAAAGGATGAAGACAGTGAAGAGAAAGGCTGGACTATTATCAAGAAGATTATAATGAAAAAATTAGTAGGCCATTCTCCCGACTTCATAGAAGCATTGCTTATGCGAATGATTTTTGAAATTAAACATAAACGCAAACACATAAAAGGTTTAGGATTAATATGATAGCAGAGATTCTTACAAAAAAGCCTTTTGCAAGGGTTACTCCCGAAGGTTACTTGCAAGGCAGGATTACGAGCGATTTAAGAAACGCATCGTTCACAAACAACAGTGATAGGCTGACATGGCAGCTCATTTCGCAGGCTGATTTTATCCGTGAGTTTTATCCTTCAGGGCACAAGATCAATTCGGAATTGTTTTACCCGGACAGACTGAAATATGACGAAGAGAAGAAACGGTTCTTCCAGGAGAAAGTATTCCGTGCTTCTTTTCCCTTTCAGATGATAATCACTATCCAACAACTTGTACATCTATGTGGCAATGACATTCATCATGAGCTGACCGATACCAAAGTTGATGAAAGTTCACGGGAAATATTTCTCGAATTTCAAAAAGGGTGGCTGGATAAGAATATGGAGATTGCATTTTACGAATATGCCAAAAGTGTAAAAATAACGGGAGATGCAGCAATCGTATTCTATATGAATGAAGGCAAGGTGTTCACCAAGAATCTCTCCTATTTTGATGGTGACACTCTTTATCCTCACTACGATTCCATAACCGGTCAAATGACACTGTTTGCCCGACGATACAGCGACTATGACGAAGAGGGAAAGGAACTCATTTCTTGGGTAGAAGTGTGGGACAATAAAAAAATGTACCGTTACCGTCAAGATAAAAGGGGAATAGCCGGAGTAATAAACAAAGTGAAACAGTATTTCGGTATTGAAGGATATACATTAGTGGAAGAACACGATCATGGATTTACCGAATGTCCGGTTGTATATTATCGGGACAAACACGGTGCCTGCTGGAGCTTTTCACAAGATAATATCGACAAGTACGAACTGGCTATTTCCCATTTGTGTCAAAACAATATGGCATACGCATTTCCAATCATGTTACTTAAAGGTGAAGATGTTGAGATTCAGGGAGATATGTATGGTGCGGTAAAAGCTATCACTATGGGGAAGGATGATGATGCAGGCTTTATGAATCGTCCCGAAGCATCACAATCATTTGAACTTCAAATTAATACATTACTTAAAATGATTTTTATGGGGAGTTTTGTTGTCATGCCTCCCGAAGTAAAGTCAGGAGATTTGCCGGGTGTTGCTATCAAGCTGATCTATTCACCATCTTTGGAAAAAGCCATGATTGACTGCAAGGAATTTGACGAATCAATAGACAAAATGAAACGGCTGTTCCTGCACGGATATGGAACAGAAAAAGGCCAACTTACCAAATTCCTCAATTTGAAAATCTTTTCGTGGGCGGTTCCATACGTCCACCAAAATGCAGCCGAATTGGTATCGAACTTGGTACAATTAGTCGGTGCCGGTATTTTATCAAAAGAAACCGGTTCGGAAGAATCCGGTTATGGGAAAAACAATGAATGGGATCGTATCATGCGTGAATATAAGGAACAGCAACAAGCTGACTTGCTATATCAACTGAAAATCAAGAAAAATGAAAGTAAAGAGGGTAATGCAAAATGATCTGTACCAAAACGCGGAGCGCGAAAGCAATCTCGTACTCCGCGCTCCGAATCCAATGTAACTATACATCGGAAAAAGCCGCCTCTGCCTACATAAAATAGACAGAGGCTTTACTTTTTCAACAACTTGGTTGATAAGCTTGTGTTATAACAAGTCAACTTCTACATTGCAAATGTAATGAATGAATTGAATATGACACTACTTTCGATACAATTTTTTATTATAAGGCTTTCGAGGATATTTCCGGTTAAGCTTCTTTTGCAGATCATCATTGATACTTTCATTCAGAAGGATTTTAGAGTTTAGCACCCGGACTTCTCCAGTAAGTTCCATAATAGTTTTGGATTGTGTCGCATTTTGTTTTGAAAGTTCAACATTGGCAATAGCCAGTTTGCTGCATTCTGATGCAAGATGATTGAGTTTCTTTGTGCTGATTAATGATATTCCAAACATAATAATTCTGATATTTAACCTATTAAATAATTATATTGCTGATACGGGAACAGCAAAGCATTTACAATGGCCGTGATACGGTGGTAATTTGTCCCATTCCACATGAAATCCGACTTCATCGTCACAAATGTTACAAGGATAGGAGCTGCCACGCATGACAAAGAACCCTATG